AGCTTTCATTCGCCACTGGCGATAACGAGACCACCGGCAACGTGAAGATTGGCGCTCGTTTCTGATCGCTGCTAGAACCTGACTGTCTCCTCACACAGACAGCACGAGGCTCCCGAAAGGGGGCCTTTTGTTTACCTAAAAAACCATGGCCCAAAAAATCTACAATCTGCTCGGTGTTCTTGGGTTCACCATCTCAGCGACTTTGGCTGTGATTGGCGTGATGGCTTACACGCGGGTTCCGTCAATGATGAAGCTCTACATGAGCAACATGAAGCTAGAGCTGACGCAAACGATTCTTGATCAGGTGCCTGTTCCAGAGATCCCTGAGGTGCCAGAGTTACCCAAGGCAACAGGTCCAGCAATTCCCAGTTTGCAGTGAGCGATCAAGTCAACTCACCAGCGCACTACACCAAAGGTCGCGTCGAGGCGATTGAGGTGATTGAGGATGTGGTCGCTGGTGCGCCTGATGCTGTCACCGGCTACTTGGTCGGCCAGGCGCTGAAGTACCTGCTGAGGGCATGGCACAAGGGCAACACCGTGCAAGACCTGCAAAAGGCGGCTTGGTATCTGAACCGCGCGATCGACAGGTTCAACCCTTAGGTGATCATCTTTGTCCCGGCCACGGGATCTTCTGGGTCGTGTGCTTCCGGCCCAAAGCCTTCAGCCTTGATCTGCGCCATATCCAATTCTGGCGCGGGTGTTTCTTGTTTCTGATCAAACGAAGCTAGCCATTCGCGCAAGGCGTCCCCGGTGGGAGTCCCCTTGGGCCACTTAACCCACTTCAAAATGGCCTTTGTATCTGTAAACGGCCTGGCGCTGTTCCCGGACATTACGGTGTAAACAATGGGTGGCCCCTCTCTTCTGCGGTTACGTTCAATCCAAAGTTGACCTGCTGTAAACCGCTCTGACTTCATGGAGATCCGTGAGATCGTTGTGCCTGAGATTAACGCCTCTATTGATCTACCACAGGTTGCAATACCGCAAGCACCGCCTGTCACATTGGACATTGGCGTTCCAGTGATCGAGCTGCCCCACTTCAATCCAATGGACATGGAGCCTGAGGTGCAGCCGCCCAAGATCGTTCCGCCAAAACTAAAACCTGCTGAGCCACCAGCTGCAGAAATACCGCCGATCAAGCTCCCTAAAAAAGAACAACCAGCAGCAATAACACCAGCGCCAACAGAGCAACCACCTGTCGAATCAAAGCCACTGACTCAACGCATTATTGAGGCGGTTCCGACGATCCCGCAAGCGGTCAACACAGCCGGGACATCAGCCATTGCCGTCTCAGCAGCCCTCGCCACTCCACTGCTTCTCAAGGCAATCCGGCCGACGATTAAGAAGTTGGCAAAGAAACTTCAACAGGCAATCGGTAAAAAAGTCAAAGTTGAGAGTGTCAGCGAGCGTCGGAAGTTCCAGAGGTCTTTACGGAAATAGAATGGGTGTGGGGAAGGGGTTGGTGTGCCCGCACATCGCGGCACACCTTTTCATAGGGGCTGCCCTTGGCAAAGCGGATGCCCTTCATCATTAGCTCCCCGCAATGCTTGAGACGCGAAATCTCAAAGTCCAGCCTCTTGTTGGCCAGCATTTGCTCTTGCAAGGCAAGATGCGTATCGACTGCTTTTTTGCAGCGATCTTGCAAGCCTTGATCTAACGGGATTGTTGCTTGGATTGACAGGCCGACATTCCAGTTGTGGTTGTCCTTCTGTCCTGTGCGCGTATCTTTGAAGAACAGCACATCACCTGGGTTGTCCAAACGGCCATCGTCATCCAGATCAGAGAGGTCATAAACCGGATCTGGATAGCTGTACTCATAAGGTAAACCCCATGATTTAGTCCTGTTCAGGTAGGGGGTAACCGTCAGAGTTGGACCCTGACAACTTATTCCTCCCCCGTAAACATTCTGGATGGCAGTGCCTTGTAAAACCTGCACCGCATGATTGGACACTGACCCTGAGCTAGAGGCCGAGGGCGCTGCTGTGGCTGATATGCCGCCAATGTCTTGCGCGTTGACTGGAGCGGTGGCGATTATTCCGAGAAGGAAGAGACCGTATCGGTAACGCTTGTGATTTCGGTGGTGCGTTGAATGGTTGTGACGTTCGATAAGCCCGGCCCTTTCAGACTTTCGACGAACTGAAAGGCTTCTCCGGGTCTGACGATTGACCAGTTGGGTCGCGCTCCTAAAGAGGTCCATCCGTTGACCGTTGTGTTGGAGACAGGGTTAATTGGTCCGTCCGGCTGGATGTTAGTTCCGCTCGCGGAATACTCAAAGCCTGTCGAGTAATTCTCGCTGACAATCGTTTCAGTGACCTTACTGGTCGTTTCTGTATGAGATGTCATGGTGCCCTGCTTGAAGTTAGGGATCACCGGAGCAGCGTTTGCCGCTGGTGCAGACAACAACAGCAGCAAAAGCCAACGCATCAGTCGATGGTGATTTCGGTCACGAGCTGACCGACAGCCAGAGTATTTGCTCCACCACCTGTGATGGTCATGCCACCGTCTGAAGATATGGTCCCGGCTAAGGTGCCCAAAGTGCCTGCGGCTGTAGAAGTAAGGCTGCCAAAGTTTGCCGTTTCGCCAGTGGTCACAGCGGACGTTGGAACGGCATCAGCTTGGCGGTAGGTCTGGCTAAAGGAGAACGCATCACCTGGAACGTCTTGCGTTGCAGCGATGGTGCCAGGTGCGTAGACACCACTGGTGATCGTGCCAGCAGAGACGGTGTTCGCGGTGGTGCCGTCCGTTGTGTCGATGTTGGTGCCAGAGATGCTGAACGAAGAACCAAGGCGTTCTGCAGTGGTTACAGCACCGCCCACCGACAAAGAGATCGAACTTTGGATCTTGTGCTGTAGATCTGCCTTGGCAGGCAATGCAGCCGCCAATGTGATGCCCAATACCAAAAGTGCGCGGGTCATTTGATGCCAGCTTTGGTGTCTTTGTTATCCACGATAACGCCGTTGTCCTCTTTCTTTTTCTTGCCAAGCTTGCCCAAGGCTGGTGAATAAGAAGCTGCAGTCCCTGTCAACAGGCTGGCCGGGAAAGTTGGATCGACGGCCTGGGAGAAGATGCCAAGGTAGTTGGCGGTAAGGATGCCCATTGACCACAGCAGGATGGTCACGCGGACAACATCACCCAGCCAAGAGTGCTGCTGTTCGTCCTGTTCTTCTACCTTTGGCTGTGGAGTTTCTGCCATGGGGCAACAGAGCTACGCTTTAAGAGTAACTAGGCCAGGCCAATGATTTTCATCGTCAAGCCGATCCTGATGACATTTCTAAAATCAGACGCGGTAAAGCGTTTGGTTATGGATCTTCTTCGCGCCTACTCCAAGACCACCGACAACACCATCGACGATCAAATCTGCGATTACGTCGGTAAGAACCTCTTGGGACCACGCATTGAGAAATGAAGCTATCCGCGTTCTCCGCAACTGGCTGGTTTATTGCAGGCAGCGCGGTCACGCTGTTGCTCTGCACCACAATGGTCGTGTTCATCGCTGGATACAGCTCTGGCACAGCCAGCTGCGATCAAGCAAGATCGGGCCAGCTTTGACGGTGACCGGCGTGTTGAGTCTGCTGCCGTTCTTTGATTGGTATAGGCCGGACGTGCCGCATCGCATGGCTGCCATCAAGCAGCTGGAGGAGGCCATGCCTGCTGAGTTGCTTCAAGAGGATGCGGAATGGTTTCAGGCGTGGAAGGCAAGTGGCATAGATCAGGAGGTTTTCTTGCCTCGTTATTTTCGACAGCTCGATCTGCCCGGCGGCGAGCGCAAGTGCTTTACAAGTGCGGCAGCTGCTGTGGCCGCCTACTACAAAAAAATTGCTTCCCAGGAGCAGTACGAAAAGGTCAGGGAAAAATTTGGCGACACGACTTCTGTGTTCGCTCACGTTCAGGCGCTAACGAGCCTGGGCCTGCAGGTTCGCTTTGTTGATAATGCTGATGCAGAAGACCTAATGGAGGCCATTGACGCCGGTATTCCTCCGATGGTCGGCTGGTATCACCGAGGTGACATGATGCGCGGCGAGCCGCCAATGTGCGGCAGCGAGACTTGCGGCCACTGGAGCGTGATCCACGGCTACCAATCTCGATACAGCAACGACGCCAGCTGGCTCATGTCAGACCCTCTTGGCCTGCCAGATATTGAGAGGGGCACGCATAATCCGGCGCTCTCTGGTTATCGCGTCAGCATCCGGCAGGCTGCATTTCATCAACGTTGGCAAGTCAATGGCCCCAGGAGCGGCTGGGCCATATTTGTCGAGGCACAATAGGTTGCACTCTTAAGGCAATGAATGGCGGTTCTGTGTGACTGGGAGAT